ACAATTAAAACAATTACTACCAAAAAATCCATATATTGATCAGTGGCACAAGGCGTTAAGCCAATTACTTCCAGATTATGAAATCAATACACCACAACGTATTGCTGCATTCATTGCACAATGCGCCCATGAGTCTGGTGGTTTTGTTTTTCTCACTGAAAACTTGAACTACAGAGCCGAAAGTCTATTGAAGCTATTTCCAAAATACTTCAAAGACATGGCTACAGCAAAATCATACGAAAGAAAGCCAGAAAGAATTGCAAATCGTATCTATGCTGACCGCATGGGTAACGGCAATGAAGCATCTGGTGACGGCTGGAAATATCGTGGCCGTGGACTGATTCAGTTGACTGGCAAAACAAACTATACTTGGTTTGCCGCATCACTTGAAATTTCTCCAGAAGAAGCAGCAGAATATACACAAACATTCGAAGGCGCTGCACAATCTGCATGTTGGTTTTGGGAAACAAACAAAATCAATGCATTCGCAGATAAGAGTGACATTGTTGGTATGACCAAGAGAATCAACGGTGGAACCATAGGACTTGAAGACCGTAAGAAACATTATGAACACGCACTTCATGTTCTAGGAGTACACTGATGAAATATCTGTCACTACTTTTACTCCCGTTGCTGGTTGCTTGTCAAGAAAACTATCGTTACCCTTGTCAAGACCCAGAAAATTGGGATCAGAAACAATGTAAAAAACCATATTGTAGCGCAAACGGAACTTGTCCTGAAGATTTGACTCATTACGAAAAAAATAAAGTCGGTCAACCTTCAACACAATTTCAACAAGTTCCAGTATGTAAAGGAGAATGCAAATGATTAAGGATTTATGGTCAGGAGAGAGATATACAACTGAAGAACTAAATGCACGACTGAAGTTCTTTATTGGTATCGTTTTAGGTTTAACACTATTTGGTATTGTTTTTGTTGTTCTATACAGTTTGATTTTTGTTACTCAGCCAATGAACGGCATGAGTCCTGTAGACAACAAATTCTTTGAATTAATTATTCCAATTGCCACATTCTTGACTGGTACACTGTCAGGTATTATGTTGGCTGGTGATGACAAAGACTTGAGAGCAAAAGCAATCGATGCTGCAAACAAGCCATATGTACCACCACCAGCACCATCATTGCCACCAAGTGGCGGTTTTAGTGCAACGGTTTCAGCCAGCAGTGCGGAAATTGCTGCACCAGTTGCCGCAGTAGCAGCATTTACACCGGCAGTTGCACCAGGTTTTGGTGGTAAAGAAGCACCAGCACAGCCACCACATCCAGAACTGTGAAAAATTTTATGATACAAATGCTCACCGCTGAAGGTGAGCATCAGCCTAGCAGCAAAAGATTCATTACCTTTGCGGCGTTTCTTTTGCTTGCTACTGGTTTCATTGCCGAATTATTTTTTGAAAAGAAGTTGAATCCACAGACAATTGATGCTATAATGTATATTGTCCTTGGTGGGTTGGGTTTCACTGCATCCGAAAAATTTACTAACAAGGAAAAGAAATGAAAAAAGAACTTACCCTAGTGTCAATGATTCTGTTTCTGCTTTTTGCACCATTGACTAATGCCGCTTTTGCTGCTGAAGAAAAGAAAGTATGTGTCAAAGAGTATGACAACAAAACTAAAAAAGAAAAAGAAGTTTGCAAAACAATCAAAGTGCATAAAAAGTTAGAAGGCACAAAGATTCCTGAGAAGAAGTAAGAGATGGACGGAGAAGTAGCACTCAAAGTAGAAGTTGGCGTTCTCAAAGAGAAGGTCTATACACTTGTAGACCTTTGTGAGAAGATGGACCGTGTTATTGAGAAACTTACAGACAATAACGCCACCGTAGTCAACCAAATTTACAACGACATGGAAAAAAGAAGAGAAGATACCGCAAGTGATATCAAAGAACTTCATTCAAGAATAACTACCGTGGACAGAAATCTATCAGATAAGATTGAACTGACCGAGCGTAGAATTATGGATGAAATTAAATCACTTCGTGATCACATTACCGAACATAACCAAAAAGAAGATGATGACTTCAAGTCACTCATGCAGTGGAAGTGGATGGTTGCCGGTGGTGTCGTTGTGATTGCTTGGATTATTGCCAACGTAAAATTGGATTATCTGGCAAAGTTTTTTAATTGATTGATTTTTGTGAGTAGTAATGTTATAATGAATGTATGGCTCTTTACATCGATTCGAAATATGTGAGAATGGTTTCTTCCCGCTTGCGTAACTTCAAGCAGAAGAATACTAATCTGTGGAATTTTTCATGCCCATATTGTGGCGATTCCAAAACAAACACACTCAAAGCCCGAGGCTATGTTTTCGCCAAGGGCAATGATTTATTTTACCGCTGTCATAACTGTGGAGTAGGAACAAATGTCGCCAATTTCATCAAGCACATCGACCCATCCTTACATGGAGAGTATGTACTCGAAAAATACAAGTCGGGCACAACCGGATCTGCCAATACGTATCACAGAAAAAGTGAATTTTCACCACGAATCATCACCAACCCACCCAAATTTGGTCACATCCAAAAGCGCAGTATATTTGAACATGGGGAATGGCTCAGTAATTTACCACGTGGACATTTTTGTCTAACATACGCCGAGAATCGTTTAATTCCCGAAGAACATTATGATAAGTTGTTGTTCACTTCAAACTACAAAGCATTTTGTGATGCGCTAATTCCAAATCACGACAAAAATCTAGTTGAAGATGCAAGACTAGTTATACCGTATTTCAATTATCAAAATGAACTCATTGCAGTGAGTGGTCGAGCATTAGAGACAAGCGACCGCACACTACGCTATGTTACATTGAGAACAAACGATTCTGATAATAAACTTATTTTTGGTATGGATCGTGTGAATCTGAAAGAACGTGTGTATCTTGTTGAAGGTCCACTAGATAGTTTGTTCCTGAAGAATTGTGTGGCATCTGGTGATGCAAATTTATCTTTGACAGTGAAAAATATTCAAGCAGAAAAAATTACGCTTGTATTTGACAATGAACCAAGAAATAAAGAAGTGTGTAAGTTGATTGAAAATGCAATCAAATCGAATCACAATGTCGTCATTTGGCCAGATAACATGGATGGTAAAGATATTAACGAGATGGTGTTAAATGGTTTTTCAACAGGCGAAATCCAGGAAATCATAGATAGTAATACATTTTATGGTCTTGAGGCTATAGCCAAATTTACTTTTTGGAAGAAATTATGAATGTGAAGTTAGTTGGTGTGACTGCTCCTGTTGCTGGTCACAACTCAGCAGAAGATTTGATTGTTTACATGGCTAGGGTGTCAAATCCTAGCAATCAAAACGCAACACACGATAACGATAAACTCATTCGTTATCTTATCAGAAATCAGCATTGGTCGCCATTTCAGATGGTAAATGTTGTAATGGAAATAAATGTTACGAGAGATATTGCAAGACAAATCTTGCGACATCGTAGTTTTTCTTTTCAGGAATTCAGTCAACGTTACGCTGATCCAACTAAAGATTTGAATTTTGAATTGAGAGAAGCAAGGCTACAAGATACAAAGAATCGTCAAAACTCAATTGAGACAGACGATAATGAATTACAGTCGGAGTGGCAAATCAAACAAATCAATTTGATTGCCGAAGCAAAAGCGACATATGATTGGGCAATTGAAAAAGGTATAGCGAAGGAACAAGCACGTGCGGTATTACCAGAAGGTAATACAATGTCTAAGATTTATATGCAAGGAGATTTGCGTTCTTGGATTCACTACTGTCAGTTGCGTATGGCAAATGGCACACAGAAAGAACACATGGAAGTAGCACAAGCATGTTGGGAGATTATTCGTGAGAAATTTCCAAATGTAGCGAAAGCACTAGAACAATAACAATGGAGAAGAAATGGTAGATAAGAGCAGCATTACAATAGACCTAGAAAGAGATAAATTATTCGATGAACTCGGAATCAAAAGACTCAAAGAATCATACATGCGTGAGGATGAAACAAGTCCTCAAGAAAGATTTGCGTTTGTATCCGCTGCTTTTGCAACTGATGAATCTCATGCTCAACGCCTGTACGATTACAGTAGTAAGCATTGGCTATCTTATTCTACTCCTATTTTATCTTTCGGTCGCTCTAAGCGTGGCTTGCCTATTAGCTGCTTTCTTCCCTATTTGGATGATTCAGCAGAAGGTTTGGTCAATACTCTTTCGGAAGTAAATTGGCTTTCAATGTTGGGAGGCGGAGTTGGAATTGGATTGGGTATTCGTTCTGCTGATGATAAGTCCGTTGGCATTATGCCTCATTTACGTACTTACGATGCATCTTCATTGGCATATAGACAAGGTCGTACACGCCGTGGCTCTTATGCTGCTTATCTTGACATTTCTCATCCTGATATTATCAATTTTCTAGAGATGCGTAAGCCTACGGGTGATCCTAATCTACGCACATTGAATCTACACCACGGTATCAATATCACTGATGATTTCATGTTGTTGATTGAAAAGTGTATGCTCGACCATGATGCTGATGATACATGGGAACTCAAAGATCCACATACACAAGAAGTCAAAGATAAAGTATCAGCACGTGAATTGTGGCAGCGCATCCTTGAAACACGTATGCTGACAGGTGAGCCATACATTCACTTTATTGATACAAGCAATCGTGCGATGCCAGAGTTTCAGAAGAAAAAAGGTCTGAGCATCAAGCAATCAAATTTGTGTTCAGAGATTATTTTACCTACAGATAAACAGCGCACAGCGGTTTGCTGCCTCTCATCTGTAAACTTGGAGTATTATGATGATTGGAAGAGTAATGAACTTTTTCTGCGGGACGTGGCGGAAATGCTTGATAATGTACTTCAGTATTTTATTGCAAACGACGGTTCCGTCCAGCACTTGGATTTCTTGGATGAATACACCAAAGATGTCTACAAAACTGGTATGGAAATTGACCAACGATGGGTTGTGGACCACGCCGCTGACAGACAGCATTACATTGACCAGGCGCAATCCATTAACCTCTTTTTTAGACCTGATGTGAATGTTAAATACTTACATGCAGTACACTTTCAGGCATGGAAACAAGGACTGAAAACATTGTATTACTGCCGTTCAGAGAAACTAGCAAAAGCCGACAAAGTATCCAAAAAGATTGAACGTGAAATCATACAAGAAATTGATTTGAAGCAACTGGCTACTGAGGAGGTCTGTTTAGCGTGTGAGGGCTAAATGTCATTCGAATTAAATCCAAAGAAACCAAAGCCACATCCAAAGAGGCCAACTTACAAGGAAAAAACTCCTGTTCAACCACAACCACAGAAGAAAGAACAGGAGAATAAAAAAGAAGAAAAATGAGTTGTACAATTGCTCTTTTCGTACAGCACCCAAGGTGTT